ATCTTTAAAAGTTTCTTTAATTGGTCGGTACATTACCGCCATTGCTTTATGAAATGTCGAAACGTCTTGCAAGTACTTTTCTAAATCCACGTATTCGCCGAAACTAATTTCTTCTAAATTTGGAATAAAACCGAACTCCAAATCTTTAATTTTAAATCGTTGTTGGAACCTTCCTTCAGCTTCTAAAGTTTTTGTAAGGGAAATTATTAATTCGGTTAAATCAGTCATTCGCATTTTAGCGATTGATTTCAATTCTAATCCCGTGAAACATTGCACCATTTGCTCCATTAAAAAATCCTCATCGTCACTATTTTGAGAAACGTTAACGAATTTTTGGTATGCACTAAGTGGTATTTCTGCGATTGATGTCGGTATGTTTATTTCAAGTCTCATACCTATTAAACTACAAAGTTTAATAAATGTTGTAAACGCCCTTGTTCGTGCTTATGGATTCCATTTCGTGGTAACGTAGTGCGTCAATAGCGTGGTCGTTGCCTCCTTGCGGTTTATTGGTTGTTTTTCCCGTTCGGTCAACGTCCCAACAATAGCCCCGAAGTTCTTTAATTAGATTTGTGCTGTCGCTTGTAACTAAGTATTCTTGCTGTTGCATTACGTCAATACCGTAGTTAATTGAATCTTTGCCTTTTGTTACAGGGTAAATTTGTAAACCCCTGCGTCTTATTTCTTCAATACTTTTCGGTTCTGCTGAATCCGCATAAATAACAGCGTCTTTGGGTAGTGCGTTTGCGATGTCACCGTTAAGCATTCTAGTACGATAAAACAATTCTTTAACAATTCGCTTGTCGTTCCATTTATAAACTGCAATCGCACTTGTCGGGTCGTTAGTATAACCAAAGTCTAATCCGATTCCTAATAACCTTGCTTCGTTTGGTATCGTGTCAATAATTTGCCAGTTACTAAAGACAACTCCTTGTAAGTTTCCGATTTGCCCTTCACCATAAACACGCCACCAATTCGCCCAATAATTAGACGTTTTGGCCTTTTCCTTTTTAATCATTAAATCTTCGAGCGTTTCCTTTGAAATCCCCTCGTTGTCTAAATAAGTAAGCAATAGGAATTCTGCATTGTGCTGTGGTAATATTTCACTATGCACCCAAAATTCGTTATCGGGGTTAAAGTCAATATACGTTTCTGCGCTCCTAATCATTAAAGCATCTGCAATTATAAAAGGAATATGGTTTGCTTCGTTAAGGAATAGAATATCACGTTTACCACTTGCTTTAGCTTTACCGTCGCTATCGAATGATTTAAACTGCATTCGTGAACCGTTAGTAAAAGTATAAATTAAAGCTGAAGCGTTCCAATTGTTTTCAATCCAACGATTTGTTTCAACCATTATTGTTTTGAAAATATCTAACGCTCCCTCTTTTACTGCTGGCAAAGTTTCTGCAACAACGGTTATTTTTATTCGTTGTTCTTTGATAGCTCGGTCTATCAATATTGGAATGATAGCATATGTTTTCCCTGCATTCGTGCCTCCTTGAATAACACGAATACGGGATTGCATTTTAAGTATCTTGTTGACCGCCGATGTTCTCTTGAACATAACTATTGAATACTTTTTTTAGTTCACTAATCCTATCTAACAAGCAACTACCACAAGTTGTAAATTCAGCGTGTTTGTTAAACGTACTTGTATAAATTTGGTTTAATCGGTATTGAACTGTTGGAACAACCGAACCCCTTGTGACTTCAAAGAATTCCTTTAGAAAGTTGTAATCTTGTTCACTTAAACAATTAGGTTTTGAATAGGGAAATAACTTGTTTAACGCTTCCTTTCGTTGTTCGCAACCGCAATCCTCTCCTGCTACAAATTTAACAAGTGCTTTGATTCCCGTTGCTGTTGTGATTTGGTCGATTGTATCTCCTAATCCTTGTGCTTTTTTTCGTGCCATTATATCAATTCTAAATCGTTATTAATTAAATCTAAATAGTCGTCTCCACAATTTACTCTAATCTTTTCTTTACATTCCCCTATCACTTCAAAGATTGAACGTAAACTTATATCTGTTCCGTTGGCAATATCTCGCATTGAATGATTACCCGTTAAATACAATCGAAATAGTGTTTGGTCGTAGCTGTGCCAATTGTTTATTTCATCGTTAATCTTTGCTCTAAACCTATTTTGTGCTTCGTAAAATTCGCTATTATCAACGTATGGAATTTCCAAAGGTAAATTATTTATCTTAGATATTTGCTTTTTTGCTTTTAGAAAATTTAAGAATATAGATTTTAAAGTTAAGTGAATGAAGTATTGGTTTATTTTTCCGTCAACGATTATGTCTTCAGGTCGTTTGTTTCGGTCAAGTCTAAGGTACATTTCTTGCACCAAATCTTCAGCGTAAAAGTACTCGCCGAAGCTATGAATTACTTTTACATAATTCTTATGGTGTTTAGCTATTTCGCCCAACCATTCCATTTATTCATCGGGAAATAAAGGTTGCTCGATAATTGTGTTTTCAATAGCTTGTAAAGGTGCTCCGTAACCTGAATCCATTAATGCTTTATAAGCGTTTACGTCCCCTTTTCGTGCTTTGTTTATCAATGCAAGTGTCATAATATCTTCTTGCGATAATTCTTGTGTTTCTTGCGTTAAAGGGTTCTTAACTTTCTCCGAAGCCTCCAACCATTGACGTGCAATAGTCGAACGGTTACGACTACCTTTTGGGCGACCGTTAGGGTTTAACGTTGTTCCCTTTTGCATTTTATTACCATCGTGAGGAAAAGCCATTCTCGTCTGTTTTGTGTCTGTTTTAGGTATTGAGCGCAAAGGTGGAATCGAACCCCTCTTTTAAACTGGAATGTTTAACGTGCAACCATTACACTTCTTGCGCTTGTATTTCTTTTCGTTCTTGCAAAGATACTTTTTTTCCTTTATACATTCCTGCTCCCATTTCATCTATTTTACTGAATGGTAATATTGGAACGGTTATTTTACAAGTTTTGTCAATTAGGTAAATGTATCTAAGTTGAAAACCATCTAATTTTTTACCTCCATTATCTTTAATCCAACTTGTACCACTTTTTCCATTACTTTCTTTTGTTCTATGTGCTGAACTTGTCAAACTACAAACAACTTCACCATTTGGCATTTGATAGGTGCTTGTGTTTTTATTAACTCCAATTAATTTAAATCCACTCGCTCTATAAATTGTACCATCACCGCATAAATTACCGTCACTAAAACTTAAAATCCATTTTATATGAGGTGCGTTTTTTTTTATTAATTTAATACTAATTGCAATACATCTGCTTTCTGAATATTTAGGTAAATAATCATCAAAAGCCATTCTGTTAAGTTCTATAACTTCATTCCATTTTGTATTTTCAATAAAATGAATTACATTTTTTTTTACCATTGGGCTTCCATAACTTAAAACTCCGTGAAGTTTATCATCTAAAAAACAACCAAAATGTAAAACTGAATTTGGCACTACCTTACCGCTGTAATGGTTTAATTTTACAAACTCATTTGCAATTTTAGAAGGTATTACTTTAACGATTATTTCCTTTGCTCTGCCCATTGCATAATAATTAAATAAAGTGCGTTTCCGTTGCTGTTTTCATTTCCCATTGTTTCAGCATATTTATACTCTTCCGTTTCTTTAATATCTGAAATAGCATTTTTTATTTGTTCTGCTTGTTCGTCAGCTAACGTAAAGGTCATTTGTTGAAACGGCGCTTTATCTCCGTCAGGTAAACTAAAATCCGTTCCTAATTCATCGCTATCCAAATCAAAACCTACAACTTCCAAACCCCATTCTTCCAATTGTTCGCTATCCCATTCGCTTAATAAACTCCAATCGTAGTCACCAAAAGAAACATTATCTTTTATAAGAAACTCTCGTTGTTGTTCTTCCGTAAGGTTGTCTGCAACGATAATCGGAACCTCTTTTAAACCTGCTTCTTTGCATGCTTTAAATCGCATATTTCCGCCTAAAATAACCATATCAGCGTTTACGACAATCGGTCGAATGTCAAGCATTTCGGGAAAGTCTTTAATCGATTGAACTAACTTCTTAAAGTTATCATCTTTAATCAGTCGTGGGTTGTTTGGGTTTAATTTAACCTCGCTTAGTTTTGTTTTGATTGCTTTCATTCTATCGGTATTAAATTTTGCATTTCAGTTTGGAACGTTTCAAAGTCTATCCACTTGCAAAGGTAATAAATTCCTCCATCGTTTTCCACTTTGATTTGTCGCTTCTTTTGTGATTCTTGTTGCCTATCCTTACCAACTTTCAATTCAAGTGATAAAAAACGCCCGTTAACCATTCCTTCCGCATCTGAAAGTCCTTTGTTTTCACTTGGAATATATCCTATTCCTTTACGCCATTTTCCTTCGCTTGAAATTCGTTGAAAAGTTGACGACTTCGGGTAAATGTAGTGTATGTAATCAACGATTAGTTTTGTTATTTCGTTGGTGTTTGCGTTTGGTATTTTTTTAGTTTCTTTTTTCTGAATAATAAATTCGTAAGGTATTCCGTTATCAGTTTGTCTAACTTCAACTAATCGTTTTTTAACAATACGTTTTTTATCTAAGTCGTATTTTTTAAACGTAACTTTTGACGCTGGCATTATTGTATTTAAACAATCCACCATGTGGCAATAGTCAATAAATTGTTTTAGGGTATAAATAGGCATTATTCGTAAAGATTCATTAATTGTTCAAGTGTTAAATTTTGTC